TGTGCCGTTGTAAATAGGCATGGAACCCCATCGCCCCCAAGCCAATACTTCTCTCCTTTTCTGCACTGAATCGTGCTTTCTGTAGCTCATCTGGAGCGTTCGCAATAAAGTGAGTAAGAACGTTGTCCAGCATTCGCACTAAATCAGGTATAAAGTAAGGATCATTACTCCAAGAGTCATACTCCTCTAAGTTTACACTAGATAAACAACATACTGCTGTTCGGTCTTCACTGGTTACAAGAGTAATCTCACTACAAAGATTTGACTGATGTACTTGTAGTCCTAAGTCTTTCTGGCACTGAGGAAGAGCCTCCTGTACTGTGTCCCCAAACATAATGTAAGGCTCACCAGTCTCAACACGATTTTGTATCAATTTTACCCAAAGTGTCTTTGCTGATACAGTCTTTGTTACAACTCCACTATTAGGATCCACAAGATCCCAACTATCATCAAATCCTTCCACCTTAGTGGCACCTTCGATAAGCTCCATGAAATCATCAGGAATAACCACACCGTGATGAAGGTTAGTAGACTTGCGGTTAATATCCCCACCAGTAGGCTTTCGAACATCTAAAAATTCCTCAATTTCGGGATGATTCATCGGCAGATATGCCGCGTAGCTTCCCCGACGTGTGACTCCTTGTGAGAAGGCAAGCATTTCTGCATCCACCACTTTCATAAAAGGTATTACCCCAGTAGACTCGGAACCATTAGAGGTTTTAGAACCAACTGAACGTATGTCTCCCCAATAGCCGCCGACGCCCCCGCCAACAGAAGAAAGAAAAGCATTTTCTGTATAGTGGTCGGTAATACCTCGTCTACTATCATCCACATAGTTAAGAAAACAACTAATAGGAAGCCCACGCTTAGTACCACCATTACTGAGAATAGGGGTACTGAACATAAACCATAGCTTACTAGCATAGTCATACAGCCGTTGGGCATGTGCATCATCATCCGCGAAGGCTTCTGCTGCTCGTGCAAACGCCTGCTGTGGAGAACCTTCTCCATTTACTAAATATCTGTCTTGTAGAGTTTTAATACTAAACTCTGAAAGATAGCGATCTCTTCTAAAATCAATTTCAACGCTCATACAATCTATTCTCTATGTCAGGAATATTCTTCATTCCTATTGCATCTTCACAATAAGTAAGTATATCCATTAACTCATAATTTGCTAGTAATTGTTCTGCATTTTGGTTCAAGCTTTGAATATACTTATAATTACTTGCAATCGGGAGTTGGTTATAAATGTCTAAAGCGTCGCCATACGCCTTAATTAAAGTTTCTGCTCTCTTGGGGCCCACACCAGGAATGCCTGGCACATTATCCCCTTTATCCCCTACTAAACACTTCAACGATATGTATTCTTCGGGAGTAACATTGTAGTGAGTCTTCCAGTTTTCTAGGGTGACTTCTTTTCTTGTAACATATGAAAATCTACTTACATCGTCTTTAATAAGCAGGTCCCAGTCTCGGTCACTAGATATAAGCCACATTCTTCCCAGATTGTGTCTTTCTTTGTGCTTTACTAAATATCCTGCGATGTCATCTGCTTCTACTCCGTAGTACCGTAGCACTAAGTGGTCCTCTGCTAAAACATCTAAAGATGCTTCGTACTCTGCAAAAAACTCTTCAAAAGCAATTCTTTCCTCTTCTGTTTGATCTGCAAATTTGTCTTTTCTATTCTGTTTATAATCTGGATATATTACTTTTCTATAAGATGAAGAGCCCCAATCCGCTGTGATTATAATTGACTTACACTGGTAAGACTCTGCTAAACTTTCTACTGTTTTCTGAAAGTCATATCTAAAGTCTGTACGACCTTGATGTTTCCAACGAAAGGCTAAGTTCAAAGAGTCTACTACCAGTGTTGAGGGGCCTTCTGCAATTTTTTCTGTAAAATTAAACGCCATATAAAAACCCTACCTTTTCTTCTGCAAGCCATGTTTTTGCAAGAAGCACATGACATTGCAACCATTCTATATAAATCCAATGGTCTGTGACTTCTGGAAGAATATTAGTAACAACAAATACCTCTGACCGATTGTATTTGAAAAACAATAAAGGCTCCTGGCCGCCGCCTTCTGCTTGTTGTTCTAATTTCTTCCACCATTTGATTAAGTTATTTGTTCGAGGTGCAGTGAATATTTTATCTGAAAGAGGAGATTTTTCATAGTTCTTTACTTCTATGCAAAAACGATTTTTTGCGTGTGGAACGTATATATCTCCCTTTAAATACTCAAGAGCACCGGAGGCCGGTACTCTCTCAAACTGATGACCCGTGGCTTCGCGCAACATATCTCTTACAAGATACTCACCTCTTGCGCCCTTAGCCCTGCTGTCAACCATCTACATCGTTGCCCATCAAAATTTCGCCAAGCATTTCATACTTTTCTGAATACTCAGCAGCTTTTGATAATTCTTCTTCAATTGCTCCAAGAATATCAGGATGCTCTCCAATTCCCACTGGACTCCTCATGTAGATCAGTACATTCGCTTTGTGATACTTCACTTTCCCCGCTAGATAGCTCATCATGCTGTCTGCTATTATGTTTCTCAAGTTCTCTCTCCTTTATCATCTCGTGGATTTGTCGCCTACGATTACTTTGCATACGTCGTACGTGTCCCATCAGTGCTCCAACTTGCTAATATTACCTGACTTAACTACTTCTACTTTGTCAAGCAGAGGGTGTGTCCACCCGTGGCTGACAACATAAGTATTTAAATCTTCCTGTAAAAGTACTTCTACGAGCTTTTCTCTTCCGGCATCGTCAAGTACTGCGATGACCTCATCTAAGAATAAAATATTGATCCTAGACTTGGATATACTACTCATAAGTTTACGTATTGCTATTAGAGTAGCGGTGTTCACCCTTGCCAACTCTCCACTAGAGAGAGCAAGAATATCCACAATGTTACCATTATCAGTGATTTGAACATTAAGTTTATCATTTGTAACTACAAACTCCAAAGTAAAACGACCATCGGACAATTCTGCTAGATAATAATTTGTGAGTTCTTCCAACTCTTTTACCAAATTCTCTATCTTGTATGCAAGTAATCCATTCGTACTGAAAGACTTTTTTAGTACTTCTAGACTACTTGCAGTGTCTGTTTCTAGGTCAACCAACTCGTTTAATTCAAATAGCTCTGTCTCAAACTGTTCTGTTTGTTCAAGAATTACTTGTATTCGAGTATTACGACGAGTTATGGACTCGTTTTGCTTTGAGATGCGCTGTAGTTCTTCTTTTGCTTCTGATATTCTTTTCGAAATTTCCTGTGCCCTGCTTTTAAGCTCGACAGGGTCCAGCACATTCGCTGGTAGGCTCTGGTCGATACTTCTGAATAGATCTTCCCAGTCGCGCTGAATTTTTCGTGCAGATTGGTATTCTTCATTGTTTCGTTTAATTTTGAGTATTCTTCGCTTAATTTCATCTTGTCTTGTTTCTGCCTCCGTTATTTTATCCGCTTCTTCATTGATAAGCTCTCGTATAAAAGCACTATCTACGGATTGCTCGCAAGTGGGGCAATGTGCTCCTAGCCCACTTAGCTTGTCTAAAAGTCGTTGAGACCCCGCTACTGCTTGTGTTAAGCTACCGCTTTCTGCCTGTAGCTCGTCGTATGATTTAATACCAGAAACTTTACAACTTTGAGCATCTTCAATACTAATGTTAGACAACAAGTCTTTATAAGTATTATTCTGAGAAATCTTTTTATTTTTCTCAGAGATATTTTTAATTTCACTCATAAGGTTGGCGAGGTCTTGTTCGTCTTCACCCGTCTCAATTGAAATTTCAGATACAGGCAGTATGGTTGTATCACTCAATTTGTTATCGTGCAACCACTTTTCAATTGTCGCTGTTTTTGATTCAATACTAGTAAGAGTTATCGTACTCTTTCTCGCCTCTTCTTTAAATAAGTCAAAGAACCTCACATAGTGCTCTAGGTGTAGAAGATCTATGAGAAACTTTTTTCGGTTTGTGTCTGTTGCGGTGAGAAACTGTAAACTACTATTAGTGTTTTGATATACTAGCTGAGAGAAAGTCTTGAAGTCAATACCCAGTATATCCTGAAGAGTTTTGTATGTATTAGTTGCTGTGTGCGAACTAATATCTTCACCATTTTCTAGCAGTTGCAGTTTAATATTTGACTTTCTATTGATAATAACATCGTACAAAGTACTATCTTTTGTGAATGTCAAATGTATATCATACCCAGAATTTACATATCTGTTGGGTATGTCGGCTTTTTTAATGCCTTTTGAGTTCTTGTTATATAAAGCCTCTTCTATAATTAACGGGATGGAGGACTTTCCCATCCCGTTAGTACCAACAAGCTGTGTGACTGTATTACTACTTAGATCTAGCTCGTTATCAGGGCCATAGCTAAAACAATTACTCCATTTCAATTTTTGAAGCGTAATCATTAAATATACCTACTATTTTGGGTATCCGTGATTCTGGTATTTCTAGAATATAAGTTAAGTACTCTACTAACTCTTCTTGCATAGACATCTCTTTGTCCATAACAAGAGTTGCTTCACTACTTCGCTTAATTACTTTCTTATCCAGCAGTTCATTATTTTTTACGTTTGCAAGTTCTTGCATATCACCTTCTATCTCGTAGATAGTGTGGTGCCACTCTGTAGGGACCATTTCATCAGTACTAGACACGGTCTTACGGATAAGCTGGGGCAGCTCAAAAGAGTCCCACATCCATGTCCAGTTAGTTGGGTTTATCAGAAGGTACCCTGTACTAACCTCATTTCTATGAAATGAAGTGGTCATAGGGCTTCCTGGGTATACAATATTGCGCTGAGTATTACTATGGGCGTGCAAGTCTCCTGCAAAAACAACAGGGAAATCCTCAAATCTGTCTAAGTCCACCTCTGGCTTGACGTGTGGAGGTATCTCACCACGAACATGAGTAAACAAAGGCTTGCTTTGGTCAAACAGTTCAATAGAGTTTTTACGATGAAGGTCTGCGTAGGGAAGTACCCCAAACCCAAAATCAGTATCTACATACGAAATATCTACTATTTGTACTAGAGGATTGATATCCCTCGATACTTGCTTTAATTGTGTAAAAAATGTTTTGTTTTTCTTTGTTGCTTCATGATTACCGTCATAGATAAGAGTCGGAATCTGTACTTTCCGAATAAACGAAAAGTACAGCTCCAACTCTTCCATGTTCGGCAGACGGTCAAAAAGATCACCACCAATAATGTGCATATTGCACTGCTTTTCGAGAGAGTGTATCTGCTCGAAGAATAAGCGGTAGCGGTTTAATGCCCACTCTCGTGGAACATTCTTTTGACCTAGCTTTATATGCCAGTCTGCCGTGAATAAAATCATCCGATGTTGAACTCATCTTCCAGGCTCTCATCCATATCTTCAGATGAGACTTCTCGAATTTCGTCAAGGAGTGTCTTTTGTGCGTCGGGAGTAGGACGGGGCATAACATCATCCATAGACTTCAGTTCTGCAATAGCGGCCATTTCGCTCTCACTAAGTGCTCGTTGCTTGCACTTTAGTACTTGTAGTTGGTACTCTACATTGTAAGGTAATGGACCAGTTTTGACACGCTTGAATCTAACGTCCCAACCTGTTTCTGGGTCAGTAGGGTCTCCAAGGTCTTCTGCTGCAGTAAGAATTGCTTCAAACAACTTCTTCTTGAGATTGACGATTTTTACTTCGCCGTTATCAAGACACTGCATAGCGTAGCTCCAGCCACACTTTAGATCGGGGTAGTACTCACGAATCCAGTCTTTTTCTTTATTGTTGAATCGCTCTTCGTTGCGGTCAAATGAAAGACACTCGAAAGGAATGTTCTTACCATTTTTACCCTCTAGCCAGTAAACGTATCGTGCGAGTACGTCTCCAACAAGGCGTAGTTCGTTGTCGCCGTCTCGGTAAGAGTAAGAAGTGATAGATGATTTTTTTGCGCCGCCTGCGGCTTTGTTAAATGATAGTGCCATTAGTGTATTGTCTCCTGGTTGGCTTCTTCATATAAAAAATGTACTTTATCATTCTTTATAGAAAGTAGGCTATTAGTTGTGATAAGCTCTAGATCAAATTCGATAAGTCGAACGTCTAGAGAAGATTCCCCAGTTGTTGCATAGTCCGCTAACGGACGCATGGAAGCTAAAGCAAGATACTGGGCTATCTCGCGATAACTATGTCTGTACGCATTGTACAGAAGCAAATCAGGATGTATCAAAAATGATTTACCTGAAAAGTCTTTAAAACTATATTTATAAATCTCAGAGTGCCGACTATCCGGAATTGAGTTCTGTGCCATCATTTTAAGAATGAGGTACATAGAACGTGGGTTTCCGTCTGCAGCATCAAAGATCTTTTCCCAATCGTAGAATAACATATTATACTCTCATCCGAAGCAAAAGTCAAGAACTAAATTTCTATGCTCAGAGCTGTTTAATTGAATAACCTTGTTTCATGTAATAGCCCATTCTGTTGGATGCTTGTCTCTGGGCCGTTTTTCCTTTTAAATGAATGTCAATAATTACTGGGTCTCTTTTGTTCTCGTGCTTGCGTACAACCCTGCCGATGAGCTGGGTAAGTAAAGGTTCATTATTAATAGGGGTTGCAAGAATAAGGCAGCTAAGAGTATTAACCGAGATGCCTTCACTAAAAATTGCTTGAGTTCCATATAAAACATTTTTATCTCCGTGTAGTATTTCATTTATGAGCGTCTCTCTTTGCTCATGCGGTACCTCGCCTGTAACACATATAGATTTCTCACCAGTCAGTTCGGCGCAGCTTTTCAAGAAATGAACTCGATCTGACACTACGAGCACTTTATGACCTCGCGCTGCATATGCGGACGCTAACATAGCTACAGAGTGACGATATTCGTCGTTGTTTGCTATTGTATTGACTCGCTTTGCCCAAGGTATATTTGCGCCATCAGGAAACCGTACTTCAGACCTGTATATGTGTATACTAGGAGTCATAAAGTTTTCTTTTGGCGGTTTAAATATCTTCGGACTAAAGTAATCACGAAATACTACGTGTTTTCCATCTTTGCGCTCAATTGTACCAGAAAGCCCGATCTTGTATCGAGCATGGCTGGTGTCAATAATCTTAGCAAAGGTGGGCGATGAAACGTGGTGCATTTCATCTAATATTATAGTTCCGAATTCCTTTCGGATTTTCTCGATATTCCTATACAAAGTTTGAGTATTCCCAATAACAATAGGGCTATCAAGCTCAAACCTACCACTCCCAATAATACCGGGACTAAATCCATAAACTTTCTCCACTTCTTTGGCCCATTGATTTCTCAAGGGTACTGTGTGTGTTACAACAAGTGTTTTTTGTCCGAGTTTTCCTGCAATTGCAAGTCCTGTAAATGTTTTACCCCAACTGACCCAGGCGTTGATAATAGAGTTATCATCCAACTGGTCGTAAACCTCTTGTTGGCTGGCTCGTAGCTCAAAGCCAAACTCAGGAAAATCAAGAGGAATACACAGCCGTTTTTCAACAATTTCATAGTCATTTGGTATAAGGTCCGTTCGTCCGATTGGTATAGATACCAGATTTTCGCGCACCCGCTGCAGATTCTTAATAACCTGTGGAGGATCGTTAGGGTTTTGCGTTGCTATAGTATATGTAAGCTCGTCCGAAAGTACCTTTCGGTACTCCGGAGTACACTCCATAAAGATGCGATTACTAAGAACTGCTTTCATACCTTTCTTCTTGTATCAAGCGGCCTTTCCTCCGCGTAGTTATATAATATCCAGGGTAGATCCCCGTAGTGTAAAAGCCCTGCATATACCACATCCTCTGAAGGAGGTCTTGGTATAACGAAACGTTGTTTTACATCTGCTAGAACAAGCAAAGAGCAGTCCTCTTTTCTAATAACTTGTTTTATTTTATAATACTTTAGCTTACAAAACTTACTTTTTTCATAGATAAAAGGCATTCCGTTGCTATCTATAAAATGTGAGTCTGTGCTTTTAAGTACACCTCTTAGCGTATCAATTTGAGACCTTAACTCATATAAGTTCTTATGAGGGGTTTGCAGTCGACGAATACCTAGTGTATCCCCCGGCATATTTTTATCATCAACTATGTTGCCCTCTATAAATAATAATCCGTCTTGTCTTTCCCAGTTTCCGGAACCAAGTTGGTAAACCGGAAACCTAACCTTTAGAATATTGCTATAAGATATCACCATAAAGTTTTTCAAATTTCCCCATTGAGTAATCTTCACCTATCTCAAAGTCGCATCCAATAGGAGCACCTGGAATATAAATACCTCGGTCCTGTTGAATTAGTCTTTGTAGGTTCTCTGAGTAAAACTCTACCTCGTCTTCTGGAACTTCGGCAAGAATAGAGTCGTGTACTAAAGCAAAAATTCTAGCATCCATACTGTTTTTCTGTATGAAGCTTTGCATATCTATTGCTCCAAGTAAGTTAATATCACTAGCAGCGGACTGGACCAAAAAATTAAGACCAGAACGAATGCTATGTGACTTGATACCTTTATCGGTACTTTCAACATTTTTTAACCTCCTTTTGCGACCAAAGAAACTGTAGACAAATCCGTTTTGGGCAATAAATTCCTGTCTGTCTTCAATCCAAGACTTTAGTCCGTGAAAGGCGTCAAAATAATCTTTAATAACTTCCGACGCTTCTTTAGGGCTGAAATACTTTCCACTATCTTTAGTAACCTGCTCACTAATCTTTGCGGGCCCTGCTCCATACATAATACCAAAAGTTACTGCTTTTGCCGCTTGTCTTCGGTCAGAGTATAGCTCGGCTACTTCCTCTACCTCGCAAGGCAACTGAAACACTTTGTGAGCAATTGTACTGTGAAAGTTTCCGCCTGACTTGAATACATCCATCAAGGCCAGATCCTTTGCTAGAACTGCCGCAACATATACTTCTGCAGTGGTTAAGTCCATTGCAACGATTTTATTACCCTCTGCCGCTTTAATACAGCCTTTTACAGTGGGATTGTCCCGAGGCAGTTGTTGCATGTTGAGTTTACCACTAGAGCTAAGACGGCCAGAAGTAGTACTATGCAAGTTAAAGCCCGTCCTAAGTCGAGAATCTCGATCCAGTTGAGGTATGATCTTGTCCAAATAAGTATTTTTGATTTTAGATTTTTGTCGTATATCCAAGATGAGCTGAGGTACAGAGTTTTGAAGTGCGAGTTCCTTGAGCACTTCCGCATCAGTAGAGTCCGCACCCGTACCTGTCTTCTTTCCAGTTGGTTGTAGGCCAAGGTGATCAAAAAGTAACTTACGCAATTGAACAGTAGAATTAGGATTAAAAGGTTTTGCATTGATTTCTTCAAACCTCCTTATTTTGTCATTTTCGTATAGTTTGGCAATAGCTTCATCAATGTCTGTCTGCATTGCGTCTTGTGCAAGATATAACCTTTTCTTGTCGAAAGGCACTCCATTATCTTGTATATCTGTCAGGAAGCGAGTTCCAGGGATAAGAATATTATCATAGACAGACTTGAGCTTTTTGTTTTGCTTGATTTTGATAAATTTTTCGTATAGAATAAAAGTACACAAAGCATCCATAGCCGCATAGGTCTTCATTACATCGAAGGGAATAGCGCCCCACTGAAAGTCTGCTTTTAATACGCCATGTTCCTTCCGGTAGTTATCAATCCAGTCGTACATTGGCTTTTCATAGTCTCCATAAGGGGTAAACTTTAGAGACAAAGCTTTTAGACCGTGCCCTCCGGGATTCTCGTCTATGAGGTAATGGAGCAACATTGTGTCTTCAAAACTAGGAAACTTAAACCCAAAGTGATACTCGAAAAACGCCATATCGAACTTTGCGTTGTGGAATACTACTGTCTTGAGATCAAAAAGCATCTGTAGTAGCCTCTCAGTTTCGCTACTAAAACAATCAGTATCAATATAAGCCCCACACTTATTATTGTAAGAGAGACTGATACCCAACATATACCCATCACGAGGGTAGAGCCCAGTCGTCTCAGAATCGAGTGCAATGTATTCACATTCTTCTGCGATGGCAGCCCGAATAAAATCATTTGCTTTCTCCGTGTCTTGAATACCAAAAGCGATACTCTCGTCTACAACGACATCCTCAAAGTCTCCGGAAATATAATTCTTAATACTTTCTTTCGAGTCGTCCCACGCTCTTTGAGCTTCTGGCTTAAAGGCAAGCATTGCAGGATTAATAACAGGTAAGAACTTGCCTTCTATCTTCTTACCTGAATATTCTGTAACAGAGTTAACTTTTGTGTAGTACTTTAAGGCATCAGAGCCTACTAGAATAACCCAGTCATAATCATCTGGGTTCATGTCAATATCGCAGTCTCGCTTCAGTACCTTTTTAAGATCAGGGTTGGAGCACAACTGATACTGGTCAAATTCGAAAGCTCCTTCAAACTCTCGCTTAAAATTGGTTCTACTTGGTTTTGTTTCTACTAATGCAACTTTAGGCATATAGCTTTCTCCTTAGGTTATCTACCTGAGATTGGTTGAGTGCCCCTGCATCGAGATACTTATCTCCAAATGCAATATTACGGGTATTGAGACCAAATTTCTCGCACTGTTCTTTGATTTTTGCGGCCCCGTTCTGGCCCGCCTCGTCATTGTCTAAAAATATATCTATACTAGTAACTCCTTGTACAGACAGCATTTCTATCTTTTCATCTGTAAAATTCTTTACGCCAAAGCAGCATACTGCATTGGTTAAGCCCTTGTCGTGTAGATTAAGTACATCAAATATTCCTTCTACAAGAATAACAGAATTCTGTATTGTCGAAACAGTTGGAAACAAAGGCATCTTGGCTCCGACAGGGGCATTATAATATTTTGGTATCTGTGTTGTTTGAGTTCTTGCTTGTATTGCTACTATCTTACCGGTTCTGTCTCGTATAGGAAAGCATATTCTTCCGCTCAACTCTTTCTGTCCACTACTAAAGGCTTCAAACTTTCTATACGTTTCTTGTCGTATATCACGCCATACGCCCATAAAGGTACAAGCATCCCGTGGAAGCTCAATACCAGTACTTTCTTCTCGTACTTGCTGTATTTTCTTTTTAAGGAGCTGTCTCTTAATCTCCATCTTGTTTGCTTTCTGCCCAAAGTGAGTGAACAGATTGCCTTTATACTCGCAAGAGAAGCAGTTAAATATACCAGTTACTTGGTCTACTCTCATGCTGGGGTTTCTATCTGGGTGATCGGGATTTAAGCAACTTACCTCGAAATCTTTGCCACGAGGTAGGTAAGGTATACTCTTAGATTTAAGTAGGTCTTCTACATTCATTAGTAGTTTTCATCCATACCAAAACCTGCGGAGGCTAGGGCGTCCCCGTCCCAGTCTTCCAAGTAATTATCTCCATCATCCTGAAAATAGTCTACCATATCTTCCTCAAGAGCATAACGACACCCATGATAATAATCAATGTGTTCGTCATCTAGCATACTAAAATAAATGGCTATTTTATTTAACATATCTTTAGCAAGGTCAGTATCCCCTTCCGCCATTGCGCCCTCTAGCATATCAAAGTAGGGGCCGACTTTATTTTGTACTCGTGTAGATAGTGTCATCGTCTCATCCTTGCTAAGTCTTTCATCTCTTCTTCGTTTATGACGGGGACTGCGTTACTTTTGTGCATGGTTCCGATACCTTTAACAAGCGTGCCGGTGTAATACATTGGCTGAAGTCTAGCTGCAACTCCAGTTGTATCGGCGGCACTTCTGTACTCGGTAGTTTCTCGTCGATAAGGCTCAGGAGCGTTTGATCGAACTCCCTTTGCAATTTGTCGAGCGCTTTTAGTACTGCTCTGCGCTTTTCTACGTCCATCTGCTGTGTACCTGTTAGATCCATATATCATTCCCATAAATAAAAAATCCCCACTGATTGAAGTAATATTATACAGCAATCAGTGAGGAATGTCAAGCATTATTTTTATCAGAGGTCGTACACATCCTCGTCGGTTTTGTGAGACGAGCCTTCTATTTCCTTAGGAGTTTGGGCTGTATCGGGTCCAATTTTCAAAGTTTCCCAATCCATGCTAGACGAGAAATGTCTCATACTAGCAGACCTCATTTTAACACAATTAAAGGTTATGCACTGGTCTTCCTGGTCCCACGTTTCAAGAGTGTAGGCTGCATCTGCCGCATCTAAAATGCCTTTAGCAAACCTGGCTTCTCCCGTTGCATCTGTCTGATACGGAGAGAACACTGCACACTCATACTCTTGAGCCATGGATTTTAACGCTTTACTGACTTCAATCTGCTCCGTCCAGTCGTATTGGCCTCCTCGAGAGGGTACACTAGAGCGCTTTACTTGATTGATATAATCTACAATAATTACACTGGCTTCAAGCCTAGAGACTTTTTTATCAAGCTCCGCCCGTATCTTAGCGATAGTCAGGCTGGGGTCATAAACTACATCAAGCTGCTGAGTCGGGAGAAGCTCATGCTGCGTTGTAAGTTTATGGTGGAACTCGTTATAGTCTCGTGCAGTACTCTTTTTATACTCAAGCAGACGCTCTTGGCCGTGCTGGAATCGAGAGGCTTGCCACCCTGCAACCTTTTCCCACTCCATGTTGGTAAGGTTGCCAGAACGGATTCTCGAAAAAGGAACGCCCGTAGCGATAGAGCAACATCGTTGCAATATTGACCTACTATCCATCTCAATAGTGAAATAAATAGCTGAACGACCAGATTGAAAGACATTATTTGCAACATTTGCACAAGCGATAGACTTACCAGAGCCTCTCTTTCCGCCAACAAGAATAAGATCCCGAGGGCTGAAAGTAATGTCTTGGTCGTAGTCGAGATTTAGTCCCAAGCCTATATGCTTGGCTCGATCTTCTTCGGGTTCCATCAAGTTTATGCGCTGCATACTTTCTTGAGGAGCCTCTAAGTCTACCTTTGTCTCTATGTCCAGAACAAGCTGATGAAGCTCATCAACTGACTCTTCTGCATTTGCAAACAATACCGTGTTGTCGATATACTTATCAAGAGAGTTCAAAATCTCTTTTTGAGTATACTCATTCTTTAAATACTCAAGAAGCGTAGCTGGATCTACGTCTACTTCAACATCTTCTAAGGCAAAAACTTTGCTCTTAGTAGCGGGGTGTCGTATACTTAACTTGAGATCGTCAAATGAAGGGAACTGATGATGCGTCTCGCAATGATTATCTATTGCCTCATACAGCAGATGGTATTCTGCCGGAAGATACTCTTTACGCAGATAGCTCCACGTCTCAAAGTCCTCCACAACAATACACTGCTTAATTAAAGCACTAGATATATTCAACAGTTCCCCCGAACATTAAAAAGGCTGACCCCAAGCGGAGTCAGCCGCCTACAACATAGAAAGTTACTATGCCTTTGCAGACCTAGCTGCACCGTCGTAGTCCGAGGCCGCTAAGCCACGGCGAGTCAACATAGTCTTGACTCCACGAGCGGTTTTGCCGATATTCTCAGCAATAGCTTCTACAGTCATAGAAGCAACATCTACGCCAGCAAGAGGGTCAGCGTTAGCTGGACCTTTTGTTGTCTCTTGGCGAGGAATAGCATTGATTTCACCGGAGCGAAGCAAGCTAAGAGCCTTACCACGAATGCTGTTGACAGAACGTCCGAGGGACTCTGCAATAGCTTCAACAAAAGCACCATCATTCACCATAGAGACGAATGAAGCCTCCTCTTCAGGTGTGTAGGTACGTACAGCCTCAGCCTTAGGGGCAGGGGCTACGTGCCCAGTCAGCTCCATAGACAAAATCTTGCCCTGGATTGACTTGGGTGAAAACTCTCCGCCTTCAAAATGCTCAGAAATTTGAGCATATGTGTACTGACCAGAATTGTCAGTAACAAAAGCACGAAGAGTAGCTTCTTGGTCTTCAGAAAAAGACTTGCCTGCGGCAGCAGAAGCAAGCTCTACTTCGTGACCCATCTTTCGCAATTTGCTAGAGATAGAACGAGCAGAGGTTTCAAGCTGAGCTGCTGCTTCTGCAACAGTAGCTTGGGATACGGGGCTTTCGCCTCCGACAAAATTTGTAAGCGCATCAGTACGCTCATCGGTCCACTTAGGAAGTGCCATATTTTAATTCTCCAAAAATGATCTAAGATCAGTTACTATAGTAACGCCAGTGTCTCTGGCTTGTCGTGTTTTAGCAGACTCACTCTCACCTTCATTGATGAGAAAGCCTACTTGTTTAGTTAGGCTAGATTTTACTTCATAGCCTGCCGCGTTCAAAGCGGTTGTAGCATCAGCCTTGCTCTTGAAACTCTTCAAGCGCCCACTAATACACACCATACCTTTACTCACAGCAGGAGGTGGAGTATCTGAGAAGTACCAACTATGTGGCATAGTATCCACGAAGAAGGGTAGCTCATCTTCTATCCAGTCTAGTAAGTTTTGTGTTGCTTTTGGGCCCAATCCGGCACGTTCACAAGCGTCTGCGTCAATATGAGAAATATGATTAATAGTCTCAGACAGCTTCAGTGTTGCCGTTTTTCCGATTAAAGGAATACCAAAGGCGGGTAAAAGAAGCTCGAGGGGAGCGTTAAACGAGTTAACGATTTCCGCCTCGAGCTTAGATGCCACTTTCTCAGAACCCAACGATGCTAAGATACTCTCACCCGAGGTGAGGTAAATTTCGGACGGGCAAGTCCAGCCTAACTTCTGAATAGACGCAGGGCCGAGACCCTTGATCTTCATTGTTTTAGCAAAATGTTCCACAGCCTTAGCATTTTGTGCAGGACACAAATGGTTACGGCAGTACAGAGAATCATTTACCCACTCTAACTCTGCCTCACAAGAAGGACAGTTAGTAGGGAAGGAGATTTCTTGAAACATGGACTACTCCGATTAAGTGAAAGGATATTATACGCAAAGTTGAGCTAAAAGTCAAGAACTATTTTTCTCGATGTCCACTCGTCTCACGATTCGTGGAATGATTTCCCCACTGCGTATAACTTCAACTGAACAACCTATCTCTAGGTTGAGGGAGCGAATGTACTCAATATTGTGTAGAGTTGCACGGCTCACGAGTGCGTCTCCTACTTCGACAGGCTTCAGTATAGCAACAGGACTCACAACTCCTGATTTACCAACTTGCCACACAACATCAAGTAATTCTGTAATCACCCCCTCTTTCTGCTCTTTGAGAGCAAAAGCTCCTCGGGGGTGGTGAGCTGTATATCCCATTCTATAGAACGCTTCGTAGTTATCTACTCTAAACACCTCACCATCCGTAGGATAGCCAGTTGCATCGAAGAGAGTAATAACATTAAAGCCTTCCTGGGCCAAACTATCCATCGCAGTAGAGAGCCTATCAAAATCAACCCCTTGAATATCGTATGCAACAAACTGAAGAGTCTGTGCGCGAGAACGAAATTCTGAAAGGTCTTTAAGATTAAGCGACCCCGCCGCGAAGTTGCGAGCGTTTGCAATCGTATCCGGAGCTACGATCTCACCAGTAATTTGAATCTTGTCTAAAATACTGATTTGTGGCGGTACTAGCTCTTCTAGCTTTAACGTGATATCACGACCAAGATTGCCGTCACCCCGAGTTAAAGCTTGAGCCAGATGGCCGTTGACATATTGCAACGACACTGCCGCTCCATCAAGTTTAGGTGTTCGCACCATAGGAGCTGTTGTAGCTTCTATGTCATTTAAGTTAAAGACTTTTTGTAGAGAGTACATACGATAAAGGTGGGGAATGCCGTCAGTAACGGTATGCCCTACAGTGTCATAGTGGTACAATCTTGCTAATGAATCAAACTCAGCATCCGAGATTATCGGAGTGCCTGAGTAGTACATCGCAGAAGCCTTTTCCAAAAAATGTTGCATATAGTTCCCTCACTCAATAAACAATATTATACAGAAAGAAGGATGAAAAGTCAAGAACTATTTTGTGTATAAGTCCTTGATAAGATCAGAAAAGTGTTCTTCAATGATTTCTTTACTTTCTGCAAGCGATAAGATTTCTACCAACCCAACAAAAAGATTTCTTGAGTTGTCAAAGTCAAGAGGCATAGATATCCCCTCACTACTAGGCTTCCACTCTTCGTTAAAGTCCAAGTAATACTTGCGTATTCCTAGATACTCTATACCTCGAAAAGTAGACACCGTGAGGCGTGTTTGTACTTCTTTGACTTCGTCGTAGTGAATTATTTTTTCGTAAAGCTCTGGGGCTTGGTATAACTCCATGTTAAACCTCGTTCTTCAAAATAGAAGCTAGAGGTATCACACTGGTCACACTGGCAGGCTTTAATAGGCGATAAGAGTCTGTATCCCAACAAAACATTAGGATAGTATCTTTAGACTCTTTCGCCCTATTCTTTTTTCCTTGAATATAAGGCGTAGTAAAATCCAACGTACAAACATTGTATTTTAACTTATTACTGTTTTCGCTTCGATAGGTAATAACAGAATCGCCCTGTTCTCTTACCAAGTCTGCTAGTTCTTCTTTTTTCACAATTACTCCTAGTGAAGTGGGTTGGCAGAATTTTCTTCCGTGCCTCTTCTACTAGAGCGTGAAAAGGGGCTTGCGCCCCATAGATTAACTATTTACTGCTGCGATAACGCCTGCAAAGTACATTGCTGCTTTACCTGTCAACTTGCTAACGATTTCTTCGTCAACTTCTTGACCTGCATCAGTAAGTGCTCCGGTAAGAGCTTCGATGGCGGCGGCCTTAGAGACACGAGCACTACCCGTCGCTCCACTCGCCTTTGATGTCCCACCAGAGGCGGGGGACTTTTTTACATAGACACCGGCTTTAGTAAGTACCATACGAACACCATTAGGTGACTGGTCAAACTCGTCTGCGATGTCTTTTACAATTTCCATTGACGTTTCGGGAGTAGGATTTTGAGACTCGTATGCCTCAATAACCTCTGCTTTCTGCTCGTCAGTCCATGCCATTTTACGTTTCCTTCTTTGTTGAGTTGATGTAGCCCCAGGACAGTTCCCAGTAGCCTCTAATTGTTGTTGATAAAATCTATCGCCCACCGTCTACCAGCACTAGGTAGACTGCTAGGGTTGCCGCACAGGCGGCGAATACAAACATTCCTGCTATCAATTCCATTTGATATTCTCCTCATTTCAATATAGTATATTATACCGACAACAGCAACGAAAGTCAAGAAGTATTTTTAGATACGTGATAAATCAACTCCGTATTTTTTAAGGTGTGATAACTTTCCTAGGTCATAGGCAAGGGAGTAGGCAGAGAACCCGCCCTTCTCTACATTTGCCCATTTATCCATATCTTCCCGCACGTCTTCTAGAATGTAGATTCCATAGCACTTAGCTCCGTACTTCTTCTCGTAGTTTACGTCTACGAATC